GGGGCAACGTCGGGCATGGAGACGTTGAGCCAGGCGACGGCGCTGGCGATCCGGTGAGTAACGCAGGCGCCTCGGGACTCAAAGCCGCGTAGAGCGACGGATTCGTCGATGTCGGATACGATAGCCACAGGTATCCCATGCAGGATCGCCCACTCAATCTCGGCGGGCACCCCGATCGTGGGCACGCCGCGTGGTAGGAAGGCCAGCACCCCATCGACCGTGGACAGGACCGCCCGATTGACGTCCTCGGGACCAGTTCCGCCTTTGGCTCCGGAGAAGGCCAGCGCGGGTTGATAGAGGGTCCATTCAGCGGGAACCGGCCAGCTCGGCGGCTCCGTGCCCTGGGCCTGGTCGATCGGCTGGGCGACGTAGACTAGAAAGCTCATTGGTCGCGCAGCTCCCTGTAGATCTCGGCCCAGGCGTCGGGATCGGCCCTCTGCTTGGCCAACCACTCGTCCCAGGTACCCGCGTGCTCGATGTGCTCCGCCATGCGATCGTGTCCGACTACCAGATGCGCGACAATGTCAATCGCCTCACGAAGTGCAAAGCCGGTAAGCCCGGTCGCCAGCGGTACGCAGATCCGCTCGACAGAGCTGTGACTGATGTCGTGCTCGCCCCACCAACTGGTTGATTCAGCCAGGGCTCCCACCTGCGCTCGTACCACGCGCGCCAGTCCGCAGATACGCTCCGAACGAACCGGGTTTCGCTTGTGGGGCATCGATGTCGAGCCCCACTGCTCCGACGCGAAGTGCTCCGCCAGTTCACCATGCGTCGCCCCCAGCCTGATCTGCAGGGCCAGATGCTCGATCGCGCCCATCAATCCGGCGACCGAGTTCATCCAGGCGACGAGTCCGAGTCGGTCGTTAGCCTGGGCTTTCCTCCATCGGCCAGGGGACAAACCAAGCAGGGCACCCAAACGGGCCGAGTCGTGCACTTCGGCAGCCCCAATCGGACCGCCCAGCACAAGCTCGGTAGCACCCGGGGTCGCGGCATCGAGTGCCAGAGCGGCTTTGGCGATTCGGTCGGTCCAGACACCTACCTGCCTCCCAAACGTATCCGGCTCGGCAAACACTCCGTGGGTGCGGCTGGCACGGGGGGTACCCGCATGTTGGATTCCCAGCAACTCCAAAGCCCGCGTTAGGAGCTGCGCTTCCCGACAGAGGCACTGCGACACGTCAAGCACAGCAAGCGCCTGTCCAGCGTCGACCAAGTCGCTAGAACTGAGGCCCCAGTGGGCGCGAGTAGCACCCCGCACCTCTCGCAGCCAGCGAACAAACGCTCCCACGTCATGCCGGGTGATCGTCTCGTACTTGAGGATCTGCTTGATGTCGGATCCATCGATCTCCTCCCCGAGCAATACGGCGGTCTCGGCATCACCGGCCGCAGTTGCAGCCGCCCACTCGACCCGAAGCCAGTAGGGGTATTTGCCGGAATAGGACCAGGCGTGATCGATGACGGGATGGGTGTATCGGCTCATGGCCATTCACCCGTATCCCGCACGCGACGGACCATCATCGAGTAGACGGTCATGTCGTGCCAGGTGTCGTCACTCGGCTTTCGGCCCGACGCGATGGCGCTCACCGCGCGGGCGATCTTGCCGAGCTGGTAGAAGACGATCCCGATTTCCTCGTCCGAGACGACGCCCGGTGCGATCCCGATCATCCCCCGCATCGTCGACCCGATGATCCTCAGGTCGAGCGAGCCGTACTCCTTGGCCTTGATCTCGGCCGGTGCCACGTCGTCGGCGGACACTTCGGCCCACCAGCCGCTCAAATCAGACGGCATTGATGCTCACTCCCATGGTTTGAGTGTAGGGACCCGTTCCGATCATGTCGATCGGCTGGCCCAGTTCCTTCTCGCGATCGTGGAGCCAGTCCTTGGCTCGGTCGCTGAGCTGCGCGTACTCGGTCTTGCCTGACACCTCCGGAAATAGGTGGTCCAGCATGGTCATTGCGACGCGGAGCGCGGGAGAAGGCGCACCATTGGCGGCCATCGCCGCGTACGCGAGGTCAGTGTCCCATTCTCCGACTCGACGCACCCGTTTAGTGACGGTCGTAAACTCCTCGGGCAGACCCAGCTCGTTCCAGGAGGTCTCACCACGCAGGGGGCCAGAGTTACCAGCGACGCGTATGGGTCGTGTCCGAAAGACTACCCAGACTTCGATGTCTGAGAGCGACCACCTCCACGGCGAGACGCCCGCTTGCGCCAACATATCCACTGCACGTGCATCCCCCGAGGTGCAGAACGGATAGTGCCCCGCATGTAGCCCCAATCCAAAGCCTTGAGTACCTTCGATGATGACGTCGTGACCCGTGGTGTGCCAGTCCTCGACCAGATCCGCGACGGTGGTTGGGTTGTGCAGCGAACCGGTCAGCTCGGCCGTGCGCCAGACTCGGTCGGCCCGAGCCGCGCCTACACCCTTGGCCGTGGAGCCGAGCCGCTCGTTGAGCGAGGAGGCCTGTTCGGTCTCGATGTGATCCTCACTGAGGAGGGTGGCCTGCGGGTCCACCCACAGGCGGCTCGCGATCTCGTAGCCAGCCTCCTCTAGGAGGTTGATCTCGTCGAAGAGGACTTCGGGATTGATCTCACTCCCCGCAGCCAGCGCCAGCATGGCTCGGGGGTTGAGAAAGCCAACGGGCACGTGTCGCAGCTTCCACGTTCTACCGGCTGCGTCGACGACCGTGTGTCCGGCATTCGGTCCCCCGACCCGCACGACCAACGGTGCTGTCGAGTCGAGGGCCAACCGCGCCGTGACCGCGCCTTTAGCCTCACTGCCATACTGTCCACCGACCACCACTTTTAGTCGACTCATGCCACGCCTGCTCTCTGCATCTCCAGTTGGACAACATACCTTAGCCCGTGTGCTTCCGCGTCGCGCGCATGCTTGCCGTGCCCGATTGATTTGACCAGCCGCGCGCTGAGATCGCGCCGGTCGTAAATCTCCCTGAGCTTGGAGGCCTGCGGCTTCTCGAAGGGGATATTGTGTCGCCGCGCGATGTGCGCCAAGGCGCCGATCATCTGCGGAGTGTACAGCTCGGAGTGCGACATCTGCGCCGACAGCCAGGGATAGAGCGTGAATCGCTCGACGACCAGCAGCTTGATGACCGCGAATCCAGCCAAGTCCCAGACGGTGTCGACGCACTCGTCCGGGGTCATTTCGACAGCGGCGGTGCACACCTCCCCATCCCACGAGGCGTAACCTACGTGTTTGTCTCCCGGATCGATGGAGATCCAGAAGTCGGGAAGCGTGCACCGTCGCATGGCAGACTCCGGTTGTTAGGGGTCGATTTGGAGGGTCACCGTGATGGGAGCGTTGTGCACCTTGAGGCGGAGGCGGACCAGCCCCCAATCGACCTCGGTCGGGGGCTCGACCTCCATTCCACCTTCCTTGTTGCGCAGGTGAGTGACGATCACCTTAGCCAGCCGGAGGGCCAAGGCTCGTTCCCGGTCGTGGATTTCCTCGGTCGATCCCACTCTACCTCCAGGTATGTGACACGTCGACGACGACGCGGTTGTGGTTCTTGCCAGGGCCGGGCAGGGTGAAGGCGCGGAACGGCAGGCGTGCCCGGACGCCCAGCCCGATGGATGTCAGGCCTTCGAAGTCGCCAGCCAGGACGAGCGCGCGGAAGGTCCGGAACCGGCTGTTGATCCGGGGGACGTCCTGGAGCGTCACTCGGCCGGTGTTGATATCGTGGCCGTTGGTGTTAACGACGATTAACAGGCGCGCCCCACCGGCTACGGGGATCACCGCACCCGAGCCGTCGGCTGTGATCTGGCTCACGTACCGCACGTTGAAGCCGGGGGTCGGTCCGGTGATGTCGAACACGATGCGGTCGGCGCAGGGACCGGTCGCGGCCCGAACGCGGTCGATGTGTCCGGGGGACAAGCCGGGGGCGGTTTTGGGGAGCGAGCCCCAGGCCTCGACGGGACAACCGGAAGGGGTGGCCTGAACGGCCGGACCCCCTCCGGCGTCAGCCATGGCGGGGGCAACGGAAGCCATGCCGGTGCAGAGCACCAGGGCGGGGAGCAAGAGACTAAGCCGCATCGGACCATCTCTTTCTGTCTACGGCGAATGGGACATCGAGCCCGCCAATCTCGACCAGCCGGTTGTGGAAGATGGAGGTCCCCAGGTCGCAGATCTTATCGATCTCGTCCGTACGATCCTCGGGCACTTCCAGCACCAGCGAGTCGTGAATCTGAAGCAGCAGCCACTCGGGCCACTGCTCATTGACCTCGACCATCCAGAGCTTCATTAGTTCTGCGACAGTCCCCTGAATGACCGCATTCCAGGCCTTGTGGGTCCGCTCGCCGTAACCGAAGGTACGACGTCGGCCCGTGACCTTGAACGTCAGATAACCGAGCCCGCCGTTGCTCGGCGGCTCGGCACGCAACTGCGCTGCCCAGGATGCCTTCTGCATCTCAGGGAACGCGTCGATGTATCGCTGGCGGAGCGCCCTCGTGTCGGTCCGGCTGTACTCGATGCCGGTGAACTGCAAGATCTGGGCACGGAGGGTGTCGATGCCAGCGCCGTACAGCATCCCGAAGGTGAGGCGCTTGGCCACGGCGCGATACTGCTCCCACATGTCGTCGCCCGGCTTGACGCCGAACACCGTGGTAGCGGTCTGGCCGTGGACGTCGGTACCGGCCAGCAGGACCCCGAGCATGCCCTCGCAGCGGCTGATCGAGGTCGCGACACGGACCTCGGCCTGGGCCAAGTCCAGCTCCCAGTGATCGTGGTCCGGCTTCGGACGGAAGAACTTGCGGATCGGGCGGATGCCCTTGGGAATCTGGTAGGCGTGGGGGATAGCTTGGAGCTGCACCCGCTCGACGGACAGGCGGCCCGAGATCGCCCCACCCGTCTTGCCACCGGGGCGGTCGGACTCGATCCGGCCTTGACGGTAGTTGCAACGGAGGCGCCCATCCGGACCAGTCGCGGCGGGCCAGCCTCGGTACCATTTCGCCTGGGCCGATTGGTAGCCCTTGACGAGCTGGAAGGCCTTGGCGTCCATGGCCATCGGGTGATGGGAGTCGGCCAGCTCGCGGATTACATCCACCTTGACGGAGGGCACCTCGAAATACGCTCTTGCCGCCGGATCGGTGGCACGGAAGGGTAGTGCGGCCTTGGCCTTCTCCAGCTCCTCGTTCAGATGGTCCAGCTCGGCGAAGCAGCCCTCTTTGTCGAAGCCGATGCCCCGGTTCTCCATGTCGAACAGGGTACGCATCATCGCCAGTTCGAGCTGACGTACCTCCTCGAAGTGCCTCCAGACCGCGCCCTCGCTGACGTAGTCCATCTGGTGTTCCCACAGACGGAGCGTCTGATTGGAGTCCTTCGCCGCATAGGGCCGGAGTGTGTCCCAGCGGAGGATGTCGTACCGCCAGGTTAGGCCCTTGCCCTGTCGCTTGCGCTCATGCTCGATCGCGGCGGCCTGCGCTCCCTCGTCCTCGCCCCACAACCGCTTGGCCGTGGGCTTCAACGAGGAGCTGTACAGCGGCCAGATGAGGCCGTTCACGTGCTGGGTATCCCAAGTCACGGAGCGGCTGAGATCAACTCCCGCTGACTCGTCCAGGCGATGCCCCACGTGGAGGATATGACAGTCGAACTTGGCGTGGTGCATGATCAGCGGATGCCGGGATAGCCAGAGTAGCAACGGACGCAGGTCGGAAATGGGGAGATTGAACGACCCGTCGTCGTAGTCAGGCAGGCCGTCAAACAAGTCTCGGCGCCAGTGCGGCATCGGAGGCAGCGGGAAGAACCCGGGACGGCTCCGTGGGGACCAGGCGCATCGGCCCGGCTTGCCGTAGAGCCAGCCCTGATCGAAGGGCCAGACCTGGTCTACGATTTCGTGGGTGTGCGGATCACGCCAGGAGGCTGATACGACAGAGACCCGGGCGCGTGGCGCTTTACCCGGGTCTCCGTCAGTAAATAGGCCGGAAGTCTCAGTGTCTACCGCTATGGGTGTGGTCTCCGGCAGGAGCGGCAGCAGCATATACTATCGTAGCACGCGCGGGCACTACGTGTCAACCCCCAGTAGGCGACAGCCGTAGGTGATCGCCGCACGAATGGCAGATCAGCGCCTGGATGATGTAAGGGCCGACGAACATGTAGACCATCTTAGCCGAGCTAATCGGCATCTCGCAGGCGTCGCACTCCTCGAAGCACTCGCACATGCGGACCTGGTCCCAGTGCTCCTGGCAGAACAGGGCTCGATGCCGAGGCACGTAGTAAAGCATGCGGGGGAAGTTGACCCGATGGCAACAGGTGAACAGCTCCCCCGTCGCCATGTCGCGGCTCATGCGGTTCATGACGGCGCGCTCGATGGTGCCGTCCATGTGGGCGAAATGGGCGCCCTGCGGGGGATGCAGCTGGAGGTTGGCTACGTAGGTCTGGACCTCGGCACAGGCGGCCTGGATCTGGTCGTGCATCGCGGTCTGGGCTGGGTTTGACACCTATCCTGCTCCAAACAATCGACGACGGCAGCGCGGGCAAATGCCCGACGCGAACCATTCACGGATTCCTCGGTCGACGGTGAGGAGCGCCCTCTGTACGAACGCTCCCGCTTTCATGGCGTCAGCGTCTGCCGAGGGGACCTCGACCGTCACGGAGCGTGGACCTCGGTGTCCGGGCTCCAGGCAGGCGGGAGACGTCAACACCGCCGTGTTCCCAACTAGAATGACAGGGATCTGTGCAGCATCGATCGTCATGGCAGACTCTCCGGTGATTAGGTGCACCGGCCCGTCGAATGGTCGTAACCCCGAGTTAACGGCCGAGAGCCGGACCGATGCAACTCCAATCGTACCAGCGGGTCGCACCGCGTGTCAATGCCGGGTGAAGTCCTGCCTAAATTCGAGGTCCTTCAGCATGCCACGCACCCGTTCGGGCTCGGTGCCTCGCCCGAGCAAGCAGGGATCGGTGAAGCCGCACTTCCACTTGCAGCGCTCCGGATCGGGGTGGCGCGGGGTGATCAGCGATTCCGGCATGTCCAGGTGGTCGTAGGCGGCCACGATGTCGAACGCGGTCGAGCGGATCTCGTCGACCATGGTCTCCAGCTCGTGATCGGTGTGCACGATGGTCGTTCGGCTGAACCGGTTTTTCAGCTCCATCGGACCCTGGTTCTGCTGGGTACGCGCCGAGTTGTGAATCACGCCAAAAATGTGGGTGCCGAGGAACTGGTTTAGGATCCACTGGTAGATCGCGAACTGGTCGTCCAGATCGCACTCCCGCTTCGAGGGCAGGTTCTTCTGCGCCTTGTGGTCGTAGAGCCAGAAGTAGCCGTGCGGATCCTTGACCAGCCAGTCGATGCGGCATTTGATATTGACAACGCCCTCGATCAACGGCAGCTCGCGTCGGGCCTCGACCTCGATGATCTCCAGCTCGGCGTCCTTCTGTTGCCACATCTGGACATAACCCGCGTACATCCAGCGAATCAGCTCGATGTGATCGGAGGGGAAGCGTTGCACCGTGTCGTCCGCGATGGCCTCGATGTCATACAGCGCGTCCAGGTAGGCGAGGACCGCATCCATCGCCTTGGCCAACGAGCCGGTCGCCTGCAGGATCCGGTAGTGCTTCTCCAGCACCGAGTGCCAGAGGATCCCCTTGCTGAGGGCCGGGCTGAGGGCCGAGTGAACCCATCTCTCGGCGTAGCTCAACCGCCACTTGAATGGGCATTGGCGCCAGGTGTCGATCTCAGACCAGGAGATTGTTCGGACGGTCAAGGTAACTCCAAATATGAGGCGGCCCCCGGTTCCTCTCGGAGGGGCAGACGAACCGGGGGCCTATCTCGGAGGGGGCCTTAGTCGGGCAGGGGACCGGTGATCCGGTGAGTCGAGTCTCCCGTCGGTGCTCGTGGCCCAGTCGGGCCGATCCCCCACCCTAGCCCGCGCGCCTCCACTGAGCACGACCGTCGCCGTAACCTCGGCGCGGGCTGCATTGAGTTTTACTGCTCGACGAACTCGCCTTCGGCCTGGGCAGGCTCGGCAGCCTCGCCCTCAGCGGGCTCGGGCTGGGAGATCAGCTCGATCTCCTCGTCGGCAGCCAGTTCCTCGCGGGTGTCGCCGTCCGTGAACTTGATGAGGAGCTGGGTGGGCGAGATCGCGCGGAGCACCTCGGCTTCGCGTCCCTCGTTGTCACCCGTGGTGAAGCGGACGATCGAGCCCTTCTTGGGACGCTTGGCCTGACGTGCGCGCTCCTCGTCACGCTGGGCCTTGGTGGCGGCTGCGAGCTTCTGGCGCTCGGACTTGGCGGCGTCCTTTTGCTGGGCCTTCTCCTTGGCCGCGTCCAGGGTGGCGGCCCAGTGCGACTCGACACCGGCTCCGCGCTCCTGGTCGAGACGCTGGGCGATGTCCATAGCGGAGAGCTGCGGCCAACCGTCCTCGGGGACGTTGTCGGCTTCGATTCCGCCGTGCTCCTGGATGTACCAGGGGTCGGGGAGCGTCTCATCGGCGAGATGGGCCTTGCGCAGGCGGGACAGGTAGGTGGCGTCGCCGCCCGGTGCCCACTTGCGGTTGGCGAACTTGCCGCTGCCCGAGAAGCAGCGCTTGAAGTTCGTGGTTGGGGTGTCCTGGGTGGTCTCTTCGGCGGTGGTCACACATGGCTCCTTAGGAACTGGGCCTCATGGCGGGGGCCTCCGCTACCATCCTACCACGCGGGTCGGATGGGTACAATACCTACGGTTTGCAGGCTTCGAGCGAGTCGATCCAGAGCTGCAAATCGCTAGAGTTTCGTCCACGGGTGACGATCGTGCGGCCTGGCCAACCGGTGTCAGTCCAAATCTGGAGCGATCCTTCACCCAGGGTGTAGTGCATCTGGATGTTGAACGCGCCAACACGCCATGACGTTCCATCGCGGTTTGGTTCCCCTATTTGAGCCAGCAGCCAGTCGTGGGCTGCTTTCATCGTGATGCGGACGTTCTGGTTCTCTGCATCTGTATCGAGCTGTGGCATCAGCCTGCATCCTCCATGGCCTCATTAGGCGTCGGGCTAAAGACTGTGCGGGTCAGGTAATCGCCGAACATTACGGCACCACCTGCGTACGCTTCCGTTGCCTCCTGGGCATCGAGTTGGAAGACCAAGATGATGCGAGTGAGCAGCGAGCCGGACGGCTTCCTTGCGCCGTTCCTCAACTTGCTGGCCATCGTGTAAGTACACCCGGTCAAGCGGGCGAACTCATCATTTGTGACCACGGTCATACCTCCTCATGACGCCCAGTATAGCACGGGCGTCACGG